AAAACTTTGACTGGTTTTGATTGAGTTTAACTCAATTGTGTAGCCGTTGGCGATAATGACGGTCAAAGGGGTGCGAAGCCTCTCCCTTAAGGGGGTAGAATTATGGAAAATTTATTTAATAAAAGATATTTAATTAAAAGTAATAGTTATATGATTGATTTATTCAATGTTGATTTTATTACTTGGAAAGAAAACGAAAATGAGACAGGAACTTATTGGGTTAAACTTCACATTGGAACAAAGGAAGCCCGATATGTCTGTTCGTCTTTAGAAGAACTGCATGACTTGGTTAAGTCATGGACTCGTCTAAGGGGAGAAGAAATTAAAATAGAAGAAGAAGATTTAATTTGGTGATAATATGGGATTAACAAGTTCAAGCGGTAGTGCGCTTCCAAGTGAAACATTTTTGGAAATGCACAAAAAACAAATGGAAAATAAAAGACAAAACAAACAGCCAAGACTGGTTTTAGGTATTTGGGGAGAACCAAAAACAGGTAAAACTGGTCTTGCTTTGGATTTTCCTGATAGAAAAATATATGTTCTTGATTGGGATAGCGGAGTAGAATCCACATGGATTACTTGCCATGATGCAACAGAAAGAATTGAAGTGTTTGACCCAATAGTTCAAGATACTGATGCTAAATTGGACATTTACAAATCTGAGAAAAACTCAAGAGATTTTGTTAAATATGTCCACAGCAAAATACAAGAGGGTGAAAATCCTATCTTTGTTTTTGATGGAGTAGATACTTGGTTTAATAGTTGTATTTACAAAATAAATCCTGACCCTACTAAAGTGACTAAAATGATGCCATATCAATACGGACCAAGAAATAAAACTTTTGAGGCTCTGATGATTTCTATTTATAGACTCAAGTGTGATGTAATTTTTATAACCCATGAAGTAGAAAAATATGTAGATAATTCACCAGTTGGTGTTCAACCCGCATGGCGAGATTGGGGCGGAAAATTAGAACAAGAGATACATTGTCAAAAAAAGAATATTAAAGGTGAATTACACTATATTGCAAAATTAGTAGGGTCAAGGACAAATGGTAATTTAGTGGGTAAAACATGGACTGTTCGTGAAGGCAAGGCTCCTAACATTTCTTGGAATGGAATCCCTGAATTACGGGAGGGTAAAATTTGAAATGGGAACATCTGTGTGATTGCTCCGAGGAAGAAGGTTGGGCAAGCAGTATTTGTTATGAAAAAATTACCACTTCCTCATTGAAAGAACCGCAAATATCTATTGACTACTTTCCTGTTCTCGTTTGCGAGGGTTGCGGGAAAGAAAAAATGGAAAACCCAGAAAACTGGTATGATAGTTTCGTAAGAGAGGGAAAGCACTTTGTAAATGATTTGCACCTCTTACTTGAAACCTTAGCATATTTCATGCATCTATCAGACGAAGATAACACTTTAGAATTTAAAGGTAAAACATTTGGGAATGCTTTCCCAGAGAAATTTAAGGAGAAATTAGAATGAAATTTACAATTGATAGTGAAAAATTATTAAAAGCATTAACCCAAGTTCAAATGAAAGGTAAAGGAATTAGTGGAAGTGGATTCGGAAATACGAGTCTTGGAAACTATGCTTCTTTATTTCTGGAAGGTAATGTTCTTTCTATTTGGAACGGCAATAATACTGTTGCCGTTCAGTTAAATTTGACAGTCGAAGGTGAAGAAAATGGTGTTGTCGTCATTGATATTACGAAAGTTGCTCCGTATCTTAAATCATTCAAAGAAGAGGTAAAGTTCTCGGTGGGGGATTTTATTCAATTGACTACTGAAAACAGAAAAGCATCTATTCCTTTGGTGGTTCGCCATCCTCAAGAAGATTCTATTTCAAGAATGCGTGGTCTTTTGAATCATGTAAGTTATGAAGTTCAGCCTCAAATGCTTTTTAATTTCGGTAAATCAAAATTTGAAGCAGGAATCAGTCTTACACAAAACCAACTAGTTAATGCGATTAAGAATTGTGAATTGGTTAAAACAGGTGTATATAAATTAAATTATCACGAACAGGTTCTTTCAATATCTTCAAGAGATGGTACAAGTAATAAATATGAAGAAACTGTTTCTCCTGTTTTTCAATTAGGAGAATCAGCAACAGTTGAATTTAGTGGGCCGCTATATTCTTTATTTGAGAAAGAACAAATGGTAAATGTGTATTTAAAAGACGACTTCCCTATTCTTATGGTAGCAGAAGACAGAATGTTAATAAAAGCACCACAAATTAACGGGTGATATTAGTGATTATTAATAAAATGAATGATGGAATGAAAATATATAAAGCATGGAGAGAAGACGGTGAAAGAAAGTATGAAATGGTTAATTTTAGACCATACTTCTTTGTGGATGAAGAAGCCACAGAATTTCCTAGTTATTCGCCAAGTAAATATATTACCCGAGACTTTGAGTATATTCATGGCAACTGGACTAATCTTGAAGGAAAGTCTTTGAAGAAAGTTTTTGTTGAGAATGCAAATGATATTCGTAATGCAAAGAAAATGTGGAATGAAACCTATGAAGCAGATGTTCCTTTGCATTTTCGATATTGTGTTGATGAATTAGATGAAATGCCTGAATATAAACTGCGAAAGTGGTATTGGGATATGGAATGGCAACAAGGCGGAGAATATCACGATTGCATTACAACAATTGTTGCTTATGATAACTACGATGAAAAGTATATTCAATGGGTCTGGTTTCCTAATAAAATGCACACGAAGCATTCCTTTAATTGGGAAGCACTTTCCAACGACACCGATACGCACTTGCATATTTTTCCTTCAGAAAAAGAAATGCTTGAATCTTTTATGACTACAATGATTGTAAAAGACCCAGATATGTTAATTGCTTGGTTTGGTCATTTTGCTGATTTACCGAAATTATTTGAACGGGTGTGTGCCGTAGGTCTTGACCCTCGCATCATGTCTCCAATTGGCTTCGTTAAGGGCGTTAAAAAGGTCAAGGACGGCTTCTCTTTCGCCTATGGTGAAAGTGGGTTCTCTCCCATTGAGCAACCCGTAGGGGGTCGCATAACCCTCTCGTTAGACCTTGCTTTTGAAAGACAATGGAATGACAGCCAAAGAGGAACATTACCTTCTTTATCGCTTGATTATATCGGAGAGACTGTTCTTAACAAAAAGAAATTGGTTTCTTGGAAGTTTCCAGATACTAACGAGTTTTATCGTAAAGGTTGGTTAGAAGATACAGGAACTTATCTTAAGTATGCTGTGAGAGATGTTGAACTGATGGTTGAAATTGATGAGACTAATTTTTGTAGTGAAGCGATTCTTTCACTTCAAAGGTTATTGAAAGCACCATTTGATGCTTGTTTCTATGCTTCTCATATGGGTAGTATTTATTTTATGCGAAACGCTACTTGGAAAGCACCAACAGGTAAAAAGGTTGATGAACGCAAAGAATATGAAGGTGCGATGATTTATGACCCGTTAAGCGAAGAAACAAACGGATTACATTTGAATGTAGCCGCTTTTGATTTTGCTGGTCTATATCCTTCAATGATGATTGCTCGCAATATTAGTTGGGAAACAAAATCAAAACAACCAACAGAATTTGCTGTAAATATTCTTACACCAAGAGATTTTAGTGAAGTTAAATATCAAGATATGCTTTACTATAAAACAGATAAACTCGGTCTTTTACCAAGAGCAGTTCTCGAATTGAAGGAGTTGCGAAATGAATATAAGCGACTTATGTATCAAGCGCAAAAGGAGGACAACGGCGAGTATGCTAAATGGTATAACAATCAAATGGCAGTAAAGCGATTAATGGCCTCTTTTTACGGCATTGTTGCCTTTCAAGGATTTGGATGGGCTGATGTTGATTTAGCCGCATCTATTACCGCAAGTGCAAGAGAAGCAATTAGACTTGCCGCATTTAAAGCAAAGGAGATGAAAATAGATGAATAGTTTTTTAAGTAAGAAAATTGATAAAGAAATACCAAATATGCCAGACGGTTTTTCTGCGGCACAAATGAAAGATAGAATGGTTGAAAAAATGAGAACCTTAAGGTATTTAGAAAATACAACTACAATAGGTTCCTATTTATCAAGACATTCTAAATTAATTACTATCTTAGATGATAGAAACAAAAGAACTTATTGGAGGACTGAACATGAGAACTAGATTTATAACTGTTAAATTATCCTATGATACAGAAGAAACTTATGAAATAACGATGCAAGAGGTGAAAGAAATATTTCAGATGATGAATAATCTAAAAAGGAACGCTATCATTGTAGATATTGAGCAAGGTGTGAATGAAAATGATGATGGACAGGACGAATGAATTATTGGAGGAATTATTGATGATGATTAGCAGAAGCAACAAAATTTTAATGATGGTCAATGTAGTTAATATTGCGACTATTATTACATTACTGGTGGTGGTATTATGAAAGAAGAAAAATATTATTTAGAAGCACTTAAAGAAATTAAAAAGATGAAAGCGCATTTAGAAGACGAATTAGAGCATATGGAATTTAAACTTCGCTCTCTTCAATTAATGAAAAGACAAATTTCGGAACTTCAGGAAGAAGTCGCTAAAATGCAACAACAGCCAGTTGGTATGCTTTTTACCTTGAGGTGATTACATGAAAGTGGTTTATGGACATACAGATTCTATTTATGTGCAAATTGATTCCGTAGAAGCCGCACAAAAAGCAATTAAGGTGATTGAAGATGAAGTCAAAAAAAGTTTCCCGAATGTTCTCGGACTTGAACAGCATCCCGTTAGTCTGGAGTTTGAAAAGTTTTATTCGGCTCTTGGGGTCGGTACTACGAAAAACAGAAACGCAGGATTGATTACTTGGGATGATGGAGTATGGCTTGATGAGCCAAAGTTCACAATGACAGGTTTTACTGCAAAGCGTGTTAGTGAAACAAAAATGGCAAAAGAAGTGCAAACTCGGACTCTTAAAATGTGGGTTGGTGAGAAATCACAGGAAGAAATCGTTGCCTCTCTTCATAAAACCTATGAAGAAATCATGTCTGGTAAAATGACTCTTGACCCTTTTATTAAAAGAAGCCGATTAAGAAGAAATCGTTTTGAGGTAAAATGCCCCGATTGTCGTTCAAAATATCATCTGAGAGATTGTATTACCATGAAATATGGGGCTTGCCCAAAATGTGCTTCACCAACAAAGAACTTTACTACAATTGAAGGCAAAAAGCCATCAATAGGTTCGGGTATTGCTGGTGTTTTATATGCTTGGGAAAAATATGACGCTAATTTTGATGATTCATATTTATTTTTGAAAGTAAAGGGCATGAACGATGTCTATACGCATCCCTTGACGCATGAAAAACGAGCCG